TGGTTATATCTTTCCCCTCCTGCGGTTGTCTCTCTAACCTTTGCTAACTTCATTCCTGCGAAGTTTCTATTAGCCTTGTATAGTTTGCTTGTCATATTACCGCTTTCTAATCTTATTTGTGCTAGTACTATATTAGGGTGTTTTACTTCTTGTCGGATCAATTCCTTTAGTACTTCCTCTTTAGTTTGTGCTTTTACTTTCAATCCTAGCAATAGTAAAATGACTACTGCAAAGAATAGCGGTAATTTATAACCGCCCTCTATTAATTTATTTCTCATTTGTACAAAATTTTGTTTACTTAATTATTAATTTGTAAAGTGTTTTTGTTACAGGGTAAAGCATTAAAACGCTACCTACTTTGGTATTGTATTTAAGTTTTAATAACTCTTAAAAAAGCCCTATCGCCATTATGTTGTATTTGTATTTTAATCAATCCTTGTTCCTCTAATTCTTTTGCGTTTAAAAATGTGCTATTATATTTTCCACTTTTCATATAAGGAGTGTTTTTTTTAGGATTGTCAATATATTCCCAAATATTAATATCAGCACATTTTTTGCTGTGGGTTCTTATTAAGTATTGATATAGTTTTTCTGCTTTGTTCATTGATGAAAAGTTATTAAAACATAAATATAACATTATTTATAAAGCATTAAAACGCTTTATAACTGATTAGAGATAGCATTAAAACGCTACATCTAATTGCGTTATCTAAAATGTTAACTGGTTTAGTAATTCATTCTTTAAACCCTCAAAGCCGTAATTAGTGAAGAACTCCCAAAAGCACTTACCGTTATGCTCTACGTTTAATATCTCCACGTCATCTCCTGCGTGTACATCTTCTTCTCTATCGATAGTGTCATACTCTACTTCAAACTCTATACCGTTTAATTCTATTGTCTTAATCATAATAATTGTTTTCTTTGTTTCTATCTGTGTTTAATCTTAAACTTCCATTCTTAAAAAAGTAGTTCCTTGAATACTTCAACAAGTATAAAGTTGCTCTAAGTCTGTTAATACTATTCTTTTTAACTCTATACTTCTTCATTGTTCAAGTGTTTTAGTTCTCTTTTTGCGTAGTCTATTATCTTCTCTAAGTCTTGCTTGTCTTGTCCTTTATCTCTAAGTAGGTACTTTAATATATTACCCTCGTTAAAGTTTAAATTCCAATGCTTAACTAGGTCGATAACATCTAAACCGTCAACCGTTCTAGTTGTGTAGTGTTGTGGTTTGTCGTTTTTGCAAGACATTATCTCTGCGAATTTGCCGTCCCATAAACAGTATTCATAATCATCATCACTAAGACAGAACCACGCTTCATCAAATTCTTGTACGTGATTAACTCCTTCAAATTCAGTTCCGAATACACTTACTACTTTCTTAGCATCCTTAAAATACTCTTTTACTTCTTCTAGTGTTGGTTTCATAATCTAATATTTAAAACCTCCCTAGCCACTTTAACGAATTGATTGCACTTTGCAGATTCGAGGCTTAATAAAATGAGTTTATGCTTTTGGCTTTAAATCTCGTGGCTAGGTTGGTTAATTTCTTAATACAAATGTAATATAATTTTCTTTACTACTACTAAAAAAGTGACAAGCGGTAATATAGGTTTATAAGTGGTAAGATAGTATCTCCTTACATAGTTCTACTGGCATTTTACTTCTCTCGTGGTTATTCTTTAAACCCTGCGTTCCTGTCTTTGATCCTCTTGGTGCGCTTTCGTGGTGGCAGTTCTTATTACCATTCCAACACATCGGGCGAGGTTTCCACCCTAAAGGATTAAATAAAGGTGTATAGATATTGTTACTCCATATGTCAGTAGGCTTAGCTCTAAAGTCTCCATAAGTACAATACCAAACAGTTGCCCTGTGTAGTTGTTTCATCTGTGGCATATTTCTAAGACACCCTCTAGGATTTTCAAAGTACCATTTTAAATTAGGATTAATCAATAATAAATCTGCTATCAACTTTAAATTGTGATTCAATAATCTATCTGACTTTTTAGCGAAGTCGCTTATTGGTTCTATGCCGTTTCTTCTGTGGTGGCTAATACCTGCCAAACTCCAAGACGTGCAAGGAATACCCAACCAAATCACATCGGGTATAAATGGCAGCATATCAATAGTTAACTCTTCTATATCTATCACTATGTCAATATCTCCAAACTGCTTTATATCTACGCTGCAAACATCAAAGCCTAATTTATCCGCTTCCTTTCCTATGCTTCTTGATCCTGCGTATAATTCTAATAACTTCATAATTTCAATCTATTAAACTATCCATACTAGGGAACTCTAAAGTAACCCCTCTATCACTAAAGAACTTTAATCTAGTTTACCTTTGTAATGCTCTATTATCTTTTCCATCTCTAAAGCATAGAACTCTTTGAAAGTTTCCTTTTGCTCAATCTGACCCCAATAAACGAATAAAGTATTTCTTAACCTTTGGCTTTTAGTCTTACCCTCTATCTCTAAATCAATACTATCTAATTCGTCTAGTTCGCTGGTTGTTAATACTCCGTTACTTTTAAAATATAATAAACCATTATTATCTAGTAGTTCATCTATCTCGCTAAATTGATCCGTACTTTGCTCTAATGAAGTAATAAAAGTTAGTGATACGCTTTTATCTTTTCTTCTTGTCGCTCTATCTAGTGTAACTTGTCTTAGTAGGTTGGTCATAACTCTTTTATTTTTTGTTTGTAATATTCTTTTAACTCTTTTAACTCTTCAATAGTGTAGTGTTTAGGCTCGTGGTGTATCTCTAACCAATCAACTAAAGCAAGGCTGCACCGTTCTATTAAACCTAGCCTGTAATTTATTAGATTGCCAGATAAATACATATTGCATCTTATACATTGTCCGTGTACGTTATCCTCACAAAATCTAAGTTCGGGGCAACTTCCAACACTTCGATAGTGTCCTGCTTGCTCTGCTTTGCCCGAGTTCTTACCGCAACTTATACAAGGCTCGTCTTTATCTCTTAATCTTATGTACTTATTAAAAACTACCTGCAATTCTTTTAGATAATCTTTTTTAGTTTTAAGGGCTTCTTTTTTCTTTTGCTTGGTCTTTGTCCACTTTTGCGCTTTAACTTCCTTAGAATGCTTTAAAATACATTCTACGTTTACGCAAGTCTTTTGATTAAAGTACTTAGGTTCAAATTTTATCTTACACACTTTACACTTCATTAAAAACCATTTAAAACTTTATCTATCTTACTTTGCATTTCTATATTTAGTTGCTCTAGTTCTTTGTTTCTCTTTTCCAAAGATAGTAATTTAATTTTAGCCTGCTTTGTATCAATGGCTTTTTTTAGATCTTCTTTAAAATTAACCCTTATCACTTCGTCCTTTTCATCTGATAACTTAATTAGTAAGTCTATTGCTAGTATTCCATCTCTTAAAAAAGATTTATAAGCGTTCCACTCTTCGTTTAATTTACTGCTTTCAAGTTTATTTAGAAATATCTCTAAATTGTTTTTTGTTATTGTTGCGTTCATAGTTTTGGTTTATTGTTCCCAAGGCTCTTTATAATTTAAAAAGTCCTCCTCTGGTTTGTAATCTTTGTTTAACTCAATCTTTTTTACTTCTACTTTTGGCGGTGGAGGTGTAACATCATCAAAGGCTAAGTTAGGTTGAATAACCTCTTTAGGCTTGTCTAGTATCTTTGGTTCATATTCTCCACGGTTTGCATAAACACGTTTACCAAAGTCATCTACATAGTACCTACTTCTTTGCAAATCATAATGTAAATTGTATGTTCCGTTTTTTGAAGTTCCTTTAGGTTTTGTTTTGGATATGTTTAAAACCATTTGATTATTATCATAGGGTCTACCGTTGTCATCCATTAAACCAACTGGAGGTCTCCAAGGAATTAAAACACTCATACCTTTTCTATACCAAACTTGACCGCCTGCAAAGTCTCTAGCGTGTGCCATTGGAAAGTATCGTATATTGTTTTGTGTTAGCATTGCTTGGTCTCTTACGTGTGTAACTATGCAGTTATGTCTATTTGTCTTTCTTGCGTTCTTTCTTACCGTTCCAAGTATTCTACTTAAATATTTATCTTCACGCCCTAAGTCTGCTGGTACATAGTTTTCTGTTAACTCATTCCAAGGGTCAATAGTTGTAGTATTAAATTTAGTACCTAATTCATTTTCTATATCTTCAACTTTCTTGTAAAACATATCGATAGTTAAATCTTCATCTACTGGATCAATTATAATAAAATGTTCGTCTATAAACATTTCTGCGTATGCTTTTTCTGTTTCATCCATTCTCCCTTCTCCTAAATACGGTTTACCTACAAACTTATGACAAAGTTCTGAATAAATGTCTTTTGGTTCTCCTGTTTCTGGACTGAAAATAATATGCTTCCAACCGTGTAAACAAGATAAGTTAAGTAATATCTCAAACCAAAACTCTGTTTTACCACTTGCAGGGGCTGCGCCTATGTAGGTAGTACTACCCTCTTTAACTGTGTAAGGGAATAGCGACCAATCCCATCCTACACTTTTACCTCTTTGCACTCCGTTGTTTCTTAGGTCGTTTAGTTCGGTGCTTATATGACTTAATTTTTTATACATTAGTTTGCTGGTAGATTAAGTGAAATTTTGTTATTAGTATCTTCTTGGTTTAAGTACTTAGTGAAATTATCAATTCTAAGAAAGTGAGCAGGTATTATCATATTTTCATCTATTGCCCATTTAGACTTAGTTAACATTTTTAAAGCGTGTCCGAACTCTTGACGGTTGTAAACATCGTTTAGTTTTTTAAAGTTGTTTAAGTCAGTCTTTGACATAGTTCTAGTTTTACCTTTTGAGTTAGTGTAATACTCTTTGCCTTTGTTAAACCATTCTAAAAACTCCTTTTGTGTATTGAAGGCTTTAGCCTTTATATTAATATCTTTATCTTTTACTTTATCATTAACTGTTACATTAACATTCTCTTTTACTGTTGATTTTGTTGAAGTGTGTTCAACACTTTTAACACTTGTTAAATTTGTTGGCGTTTGTTCCTTTTTGTTGCGCCTTGCTTTTGCGCTTGCTTTACCCGCTTCACTTCTCTTTATTTTAGTTTGTTCAAACTTCTTTAAGTCCCTCTTTAACTGTTGTTTAATAGGCGTGAATGCAAGTTTTAATAGAATGTCGTTTGTATCTGGGTTTTCATCATTAACATAACTAAAAATATGCTTAATTAATTCCCCTGCTTTGTCGTTTGGTAGTTGGTCGAATAACTCTTTTTGATCTGCATAGAGTATAAAACCTTTTTTATCTGTTGCCATAGTATTAATATTAAATATAAAACCCCTGTACAGGAGGAGGACAGTCCAACCTATACAAGGGTTATTAAAAATACTTCTTTAATCCTGTCCGATTAATAAATACGAAGTTAATTATTTTATTCGTCTTTTACAAAGATTCCGTTAACCTTTTTACCTGTTCTATTTTTTATGACGTTATAAGCATCTTTTAAACACTCGTCTAAATCATATCCTAACTGGCTAGAAAGTATAATTAAAACTACTTGTATATCTCCTAAAGCGTCTTTAACTTCTGTTTGATTATCTTTAAGGATAGCAGACGATAACTCGCCTACTTCCTCCATTAGTTTAATTAATTGATTTCTTTGGTTGCCTTGAACTAATAAACCTCGTTTATCAGCCCATTCTAGTATTAACTCTTTCATATTAAAATAGTTTTAATGTTGATTCCATTTCCTCTACACAAGCCTTATGGTTTTTAGCATTTAATGAAAAATAACTTTCTTTTAATTCTATACTTATAGACTTCCTATTCATTTTCATTGCTTGAAACCCCTCACTACCAATACCTCCAAATGGGCTAAATACTGTTTCTCCTTCGTTACTATACAAATGTATTATTCTTTCAATAGTATCTAATTGCAAAGGACAAATGTGTTTCTCGTCATTACCATCTCTACCACTTCTATACTGCAATGTTCTTGAATAGTCAATATCATACCATACTGGACTTGCATATTTTTGCCACAAGTCAACAGGTAAATAGTCTAGTCCATTTTGATCAGTATCTTGATGAGTTATTGGAGTTTCATTTTCTCCTTCATTTCTGAAAAACAAAACATAATCTGGAATACCTACTCTAGTCATTACACTATCCTTTTTAATTGTCTTGTGCAATAGTCCTAGTGCTTTAGTTCTTTGCATTTCAGTTACTGGATTCTTCCAAATTGTAACCTTTGAATGATAAATAAAACCTTCATTTTGAAACCAATCTATAAGCATTCCGCTAAAGTCTCTCAATCCAATATAACCCTCTTTACCTTTTTGAATTGGCAAGTCCATACAATGTACTCCGCATATCCTACCACTTTTTAAAACCCTCTTTAGTTCTGGTATTAAGTATTTAAAGTGCTTTTCAAACTCCTTATAATTACTTACGTTACCCATATCCTCTTCTTTGTCTGAATAAACATATAACTCTGCAAATGGTGGGCTAAATACAACTAAGTCAGCTGAATTATCATCTAACTTTTTGCTCTCTTGTACGCAATCCCCATTTAATAAGTGATACTTATCTGTTTTAATTTCTCTTTGATTAATCATAAATTTAGATTTATTTGTTTTGTAATTTGATTCGCTTGAATATTTAGACATTTCTTGTATCATTTCAAGGTGTCTTTGTGCTTTTTCTAAAATTGTTTTTCTAACATTAACTTGTGATTCTGGTACAAGAATATGAACTTTAACTTTATTCTTTTGACCAAACCTATAACAACGTCTAACCGCTTGATAAAATGCTTCAAATTTAAAATCATAAGAAGTAAATACCATATTACTACATTGCTGGTAGTTCATTCCAAATGATGCTATTGAAGTTTTAGTAATTAAGTTTTGAAATTCATTTTTTGCAAATCCATTCAAATTCTTTGCTTTAACTTCTGGCTTATCTGAACCTTGAACATTAATAGAGTTATTAATTACTTTATTTAATTCTTTCGCTTCATCATTTTTCAAAGTCCATATTATCCACTGTTCATCAGATCCATTAACTAGTTCCTTAGTTTTCTCAATTCTTAATTGATAACTTCTTTTAAGGTCTTTATGTAGGTCAGTAGCACTTACTGCAACATCTCCAAATAATGTATTAGTATTGTTTTCTACTGGTATAATATGTTCTATAAACTCTATATCTGGTAAGTTATATCCTTCAACTTCAAATCCTAGTGTTGCAGGTTTATCACAAGCCATAGACCAAGTGCATACATAATTCCAGAATACATCCTTAGCGTGCTTTCTTAATCTCCATTTACTTGTTTCCCCTCCATCGTGTACAAAGAACATTGCTAGCATTTCTAAATAACTCATAGCCCCTAAAAATTCACTATGCTGACCTAACTCCATATGGTCGTTTGGAGATGGTGTAGCAGTACAAGCCAACTTATAAGGAGTTGATTTAAAGTTATTAATTATAAGGCTTGATAGTTTTCCGTCTTTACCTTTTAATATACTACTCTCATCAATTACTACACCTCCATAAATAGAGCAATCTATATTTTTTAATTGATCAAAATTAATAATATCAAAACTATCTAAATTAACATTGAATTTATTAGCCTCTTCCTTAGTTTGTTCTACTACTGCTAATGGTGCCAGTATTAATACTTTCTTTTTTGTATGGTTGAAAACTGCATCAGCCCAACTTAACTGCATTAATGTTTTACCTAAACCACAATCAAAGAACAATGCAAACCTACCCTTTGATAATGCCGTTTTAACTGCATACTTTTGAAAGTCAAATAGATTAGAGTTTAATTGATTCTCATCAATTTCAAATCCACTTTCTATAAAAGTCTTTCTTTTTGTTTTTAAAAAATCTTTGTAATCTGTCATTTTGTTATTGTTTTAATTTTTGTTAATACAAAGTAAGTAAAAGTAATTCAATATATTATTACCGTCTATACTTTTATATTACCGTTCGTCATTTAATTGTCACTACATCGTTTATACTCAACTCCTTAAAAGTATCTATTTGATATTGATATGCTTCTACTATTGTCATTATCATATCTTCATCTACATTAAAAAGCCTTTCTAGCATTGTTTTGTATTTCTTTGTTATGATCTTCTCAACTTCTTTAAATACTGGTTTAGTACTGTTTAAAATACTTTCTATTTCTTTAGGTACTTTATCATTTTGTAGGTCGTCAATAGTATAAACTGCACTTTGTAATAAGGCAATTAATTTAATTAGTTTTAGACTAGTTTCCTCTTTCATTTCTTTCTTCTATTTTAGTTTCTATCTCCTCTAGTTCTTTTATCACTTGCTTGTCATAACTTAGCCAGTCTTTAACTGTATTGTTAGCGTGTATTACTGTTGCGTGATGTCTATAAACTACATCTCCTACTTCTGTTAGTGTAGATTCAGTTAGTAACTTGGAAAGGTAACAATAGTAGAACCTTGCTATCTTAGTTCTAAGCATTCTGTTTTTACTCTTTACATCACTAACGTTAACACAAAGGTACTTACAAACCTCATCTAAAATAGTTTCAAGTTCTTTATTATATTGTATTCTCTTATTTTTAATCTCGTTTGCTTTCCTTACGTGGAATTGTTGAGTATCTGGTAAACCTGCAAATGTAATTGCTTTCATAATTTTAATTTTGTTTAGTTAAAGTTTAAGTATTTTTTTTATTTCAGAATAACTAAACGTACTACTTTTAAATTGATTTTTATCAGCAGGGTTATACTTGCCTATTTTATGGCAATCTCTTTGTACGTGATATAATAAATCTCCAGTAGCGTATAAACTGCCATCTTTGTTTATGTTGTAAACTATACCATCTTTTACCGTGTATAAATCTCTCCTTGCAACATAATCTCTACCACAATATCTCAAAGATATTTCAGCAAATAATCCCCCTTCAAGTTCTTCACTTATTTTTAAGTTATCAGATAACTCTGTTTCTATTAAGTTGTTTTCGTAGTTCATAATTTTAATTTTGTTTAGTTTAAAAATAGCCCCCTAAACTAATAGAGGGCTTTGTTGATTTTAGAAAGGAAGATCATCCTCTTCAGTAGTTGCTATTACCTCTCCTACTTCTTGTTTAGTTGGAGCGTTTGCACCGTCTGCTTTAGCAATATACCAAGCCTGTAAGTTAACATAGTATTTACTATTGTACTCGTTACCTCTTACATTAAACTTTACATCTACTACATCTCCAACCTTGTTAAACTTATCGAAGTCTGTTGCTTTGTCTTTTACAACTTCAAACTTTACATCCTGTGGATATTGTTCGTTAGTGGTAATTACAAATTCTCTTTTTACAAACCCACTATCAAAAGTTTGTAGTTCGTTTACTAACTTAATAGTTCCTGTTAATTTTAATTCACTCATAATTGTTTTGCGTTTAGTCGCCACTATTTATTACTAATTAATACTTCTCCGTTAAATATTTCAAATAAAGCCATATTCCAGTTGTTGGAATAGTCTCCTATTTTTAAATCATAAATATTACAACTATTAACTAAAGTTCCGCAATTATCACTTACAAATAATACTACTTCGGTACTATAATTTGTCATAACCATTAATCTAGGGTAGTCGTGTCCGTTTTTTTCATTTTGCAACTTACTATTTACCATTTTTATTTGTTTTTATTTCTATAATCGAACTCAATCTTTTTGAGTTTCTTAAATTCCTTATCACTTACTTTTTTTTGTGCTACCCATAACTCACTCTCTGAATAGTCTATATTTTCAACGTCTATAAATTTAATCTCCATAGATGACTTAATATAGTCTGGTAGGTCGTGATAGTCTGGCGTCGACATTCTCACGTTTATAAATTCCTCTTTACTTGTTGCCATCTTTTAACTCTTTTCCTCTGTTAGTAATTGCTTCTTTTTGTTCTGTTGTTAAGTCAAAAGTAGACATAATATTTCTAAGTTCTTCTATACTACCATTTAACAAAGCCCCTTCTAAATACCCTTCAACCATCTTAGGCTTTGGCGTTGGTCTACTCGCTCTATTACCATCATCATCTTCCTCCGCTATTGCTAAAAGACTTTTTAAAGTGTATCTTCTAAAGTAGGTAATTTGACTACCCATTTTTTGTGGGTCTGTCATTGGTGCTAAAGTTAAACTACTGCTTGCTATTACCTCTCCTGTTTCACTATCTAATATTGCAGTCGTTACGCTATCTCCTGCTAATGGTTGTATCAATACTAACCCCTCCGCATTTAGTAGCGGTGTAACGTGTTGAATAATTGTAGTTAAGTCTAGGTATTGACTTTTAAAAAAAGGGTTCTTAGCGTTCTTGCTAAGTGTTCCTATCTCCTGTTGTACTTTTAATAATCTTTTCATTTGTTTATTTTGTTAGTTGTTATTACTCTTTGTGCTTTAATGTGGATTAACCACTCTTGAAAGTCTTTACTTCTTATCGTCTCTGCATTACTTACCGCTTTTTGTGTTAGTAGTGCTAGCCATTTGTGTACTGGTAGTTGTATTCTCATTTGATTTCGTTTAAAATTAACTCGTAACCATAGTTTAATAATACTAGCCTATCCTCTGTAAACTTAATAGACTTATCTAAAAAAGTGGCTTTCTCGAAAATGTCGTCTAGGCTTTCTAGTTTCTCCTTTTGGGCTTTCATTCCTTGCAAGTCCTTGTTAAGTGAGTTGATTAACTCCGCTACATCTAGTAGTCTTTCAATAGTTTCTAAATCTTTCATATTGTTTTCTTTTTGTTGAGTACAAATATACACATATTATTTATGTTGATAACATTTTTTTTGATTAAATGACAAACGGTAAATAATAATGATAAGCGGTAAACAAAAAAAGCCCAGTATCTCTACTAGGCTCTCTTAACAAAAATTAAAACTTAAACTATGAAAAATTATTACAGGACAAATATACTAATAACAAAACCAATTACACCACTTACAATTGAGAATTTATAAACATTCAACCGCCTTTTAATTAACTCCTTTCTATCTTCCTCTATTACTTCCTTTAATTCGTGGTTCGCGAATTGCAAATTATTAATAATAGTATCTGCACTTCTTACTTGTACTTTATATTCATTTATTAAACTATCCTTTAAAGTGGACTGCATTAAACATTTAAGGCAATTTAAGTCTTGTTGTGTAGTATAATAAACACTATCGGGGGTTGTAGATTGCCCTAAGACTGTCCCGCTTAATACGATCCAAAGGAATACTAACTTTATTAATCTCATCTTCTATATTTTTAATTGTTTCTGTTCTTTCTATGTATTTAATTATTGGCGTGTGAGTTACACATTCGTTACATTTAACACTATATCGACCTAAAAGAAACGATAAAGTAACACAAACTATTGATAGGCTTATTACTGCTATTATTGACTTCATAATCATTTTATTTGAAAGTGTGGTAAATCTTTAAAGTTACGCCAGTTGCCACCCCATTCTAAATCTACATTAAATTTATCTTTAGCAACTTTAATAATATGCTTTGCAATTTCTGTTAAGTGTTCTTTATCCCAACTTGCATTACCGTCTACATAAGCGAATATATCAAAAGCCTTTCCTGTTTGGTGGTATGACTTCTTTTTAAAGCCGTCTGCTCTACTTCTACCTTTTAAGTATAGTTTATATTGTTCCTCTTCTGTTCTCATTCCTCCGCTTCTGGGAATGCCAAAATCATAAGGGCTTTCTTTTATTGCTTCTGTTGCTATTGCTATTAAAATAGCATCCACACCGTTAAGGCGTTCGTAACTTCTTTTACTTAATTTATAACTCATAAAAATATAGGTTTAATATTTACATCTAAATCGTTCCAAGTTTCTAATACAAAGCCACGTCTACCTTTTTTAAAGTTGTTTTGCACCCATTGTGAACTTGGACTAAGTGCAGGGTAATTAAAATAATAGAAGTCATCACTTGTACACATATCGAATAACGCTTGGTGGCTATCTCCTTTTTTAAATACTATCTTTTTAGCGTGTTTGTAAATATCGTTTTGTTTACAGTATTGGTCTATCTTCTCTAATCCTTTACTATCTAGTTGCGGTTTAAAACCAAACTTTAAAGTTTCGTCATCTTTACCGTGTGAAATGATAAAGCAAATATCTCCCATAAAATAATGATTAATAAATTGCCTGTGGTTAGTTACTGTTACATTTTCAAATTTATTCTCTATGTAGTTCTTTGCTGCTGAGTTAACAAAGTACCCAAATGCGCCTGCGTGGTTATCATTACAAATATTATTGACTATAACTGTTTTAAAGTGTTTAGATAGCCCTGCAATTAATTGTATTTTAAAGTTCAACCCCATATCAAAAACCTCTTCGTTAGTCATATTCTGCGGTAACTTATGACCACCTCTAGTGGTGTAACCGTTAAAGCCGTCTAAAAAGTCTCCTAGTTCGTCTATTACTAAAGTGTTAGACTTCTTTTGTCTCGCTACTTCCTGCACCATATTACGTAAAGAATCATAAATTGCTTCTCCATTCCACTCTGTTGCGTACATTGAATTACCTTTACTATCTGTGTCCATTCCGATATGTAAATCTGAATAAGTAAGTACGTCAAAATCCTTAGTCATAACTTCAACTAAAGTACCTAAGTTACATAACTCTTCAAAGTTCTTATACTTACTTAGTATCTTATCAAAGTCTATGCTTTCAACTCCTGCAACTTCTCTAAATACAATATTAAAGAAAGGCGTGCCTGTATGCGTTACTAATTTATAACTGCTTATATCCGCTTTTGGTAGGTTGTAATAAAGACAATATTCATCTATATTCATTAACTTACCTTTGTCATTTAATGCGCTTAGAACTCCTTTATCTTTGTAGTCGTTGCTATCTGTTTTTGATTTAACTTTTACTTGGTTGGCTTGATCTTCTGAAATTCTGTAACGCTTACTTTTGTTTAAAGTTAAACCTAACTTTTTAGCATCTTTGTCGCTTAGTCTTAATCTTTTACTACTCATAGTTTAATTTTTAGTTTCCGCAAATATAAACTATTTTTTTTTAATCGTCCTTTCTTAACGCCTTTTTATTTTCTTTGTATTTTTGTAGTAACTCGTTAAACCTTTCTAAAAGTCCTTTACCTGTTGCCGTTTTAAATGATTCGTCTATACTAAAGAACTCAATAGAAATTAATATAACTGCAACTATTTTAGTCATAGCGTAGTCAACGTCTATAAATTGCTTTACAATATCATTAACTATAAAATGCCCTAATATAAAAAAGGTTATTACCGTTAATTGATACACTAGCATTTTATTAACTAAGCCCTCTCTTAATCGTTTACTATTCCAATCTTCTTTTATTACTTTCGCTTTCCATAAACCTATTACGGTGTCAAGTATCACAAAAGCCCCTACTGCAATAAGCACTCCGAAAATAGGACTAATAAAAGAAATTAATACTGCGAAAATTTGAGCAAAGTAAAAACTCATCTTTTCAAAAAGGTTATTTAAGGCTGTTCTGTGTGGCATTTTATAAGTCTGCTATTATTAAAGGTTTTTGATAGTCATCCCATATTTTCAAATAACCATCTACGCTAGGGTGCTTATCGTCTATATTCCAATCTATTACTGTTGGAGTAAATAACCTTCTGTTGTTAGTATCTAAATTAGTAAATGCTAATTTACCTGAATTCACTTCTGCTTTATATGGTCTACCTAAACTTGGCGGATCAATAATATCATATTGATAAATCTTTAAATTAGCGTTGCCAGTTTCTGTTACAATATCATTAAAAAGGTTTGTTAAATTAGTTTGATAAGCGTTAGCATCTACTAGCGTTTTACTGTCTTGCTCTCCTTGCCACCAAATTAACCCCTCAAATATATAAGACTTGCCCCTATTATCCATCCATGTTTTAGCGTTCTGTATTGCTGCTATTGCTTCATCATACAACTCTGCTACACTGGCTACATTCCAATCTACTATCCCTGCATCTTGTGCTAATCCTGCTCCACCTTTGGCGCATTTAACTATATAAACATCTCTACCTAATAAATCTGCAATATCTTTAAAGTAGAACTCAATAGAACAACCGTTATTTTTATAAGCTAACGGAAATTGATTATTATTTAAAGTTGAGTCAATACAGGAAAAATTAACTCCGTCTTTTAGTATTCTAGTGTTGATTTGTAATCCTGTATACTCCGCTTGTAAATCTAGTATTCCGTCAGTCTGTCCTGCACTCCAACTTTGTCCCATCGAAAGCCATATTTTATTCACTTGTGCCATAATTAATAAGGGTTTTCGTTACAATCTTTATCTATTGCGCTAACATTCACGCTAATTCCATCATTTGTAGATACACTATCTAATAAAGTCCAATCTGTTCCGTCAAAAGTATCATTATCGAAAATATATTGTTGTACCATATTGTCTAAAACATCACTTGTAATTCTCGGACTACCGCTATTGTTTAATGTCGCTGCTTCTGTGCTTGTTATTACGTCATTTGTCCATCCTACTTGGTTATAATAACCCTCGAAAAACTTAAAAGGTGCGGTTAAAAGCCTTGTAGTTCCGTATGTTGTAGGCAAAGCATTATTATATACTGTTGTTGGTATTGTTGTTGAAGTTCCTGCATCAGCTACACCATCAACAAAGCAAGTCACAACACCATTGTTATAAGTTAGTATCAAATCATAAAAATCAGTCGTATTATTAAATTCTTTGACTGTTTTATAATTGCCAGAATTAGCCGAGCCATCACTAGATAGTGTCAGTGTTAAAGTATTGTCAACATTTAAAGTTCCTACAAATTGTTTTAAGTTTCCAGATACTTGAAAATTGCCAAATAAATACTCTTGCGTTGCTACTCTTAACCTCCTAAATACAATTCTAACGCTCCATGTTTTACCAGTTCCACCTACTAAATCAGTAGTGGTTGTAGTTCCTTGCAAATAACTGTCCGTACCGTTTAAATAATAACTGCAATAGGTCTTATTAAAGTTAGGTGTAGAATTAATTACATTCCTTAAATTATCACTAAAATAATATCCATACATACTAGGCTACTATTAATGCGACAGAACCGCTAGTTAATGTAATTGCGCTAAATACGTCATCACCGAAAGAAGTAACTAAAACGCCTGCTTTTATTCCTGTTGCTGGTGTTGTAATATAGTTAGCGGTAACATCTGCCACTACTCCGTTAACTTCTAAATTACCTATTACTGTATCTTCTGAAACGTAAAAGGCGTTAAATCTTTTTGCGGTGTAAGCGGTTGTATCATTTACTACTACTACTCCATCTTCTGCTGCCATTAAGGCTGTGTGTTGTTTGTTCATTTTTTTTATATTATGTTAAAGGTATATTGCATTTGTTATAGTCGAAAGGTGTTCTAAATGTTACAGTCATTACCCACCCTGCTAACTCATCGTTAAACCTCTCTGTAAAACTAGATAAACTACTACTCCTTACAATGTCGAATTTAATTCTATCTCCATCTACATCATAAAGAACAGTTCTATCAAAGTAGGCTAAATAGTCTAATAGTATTTGGTGCATACTAGATTTTACAAAAACCTCGTTTTCTTCTCCATTCAATACTTGATCCATAACCAAAATATTAAAATTAAAAGTAACCGCTTTATCTTGTACACTACTACCGCTATCTTCTAACCAAAGTAACGGATAGTTGAAAGGTTGTAACTTGTCTCTCTCCACAACCTCCCACATATTACCATTACCAAAACTATTAATTTGTAAATGGTTATCTGCGAAAGTATTACTTTCTAGTATTATCTTTTGGTAGTTTAGCATTAAAATACTTTTTTAGTTTTTTGTCTATGTTTACAAACTTCCTCGAAGTTTCAGACGTTGTTTTTTTTCTTCCCACGATTCTGTACCTAAGTAAAAAGGGTTAGTAAATGCGTTAGTATCTGGTATAATATCCCACGTATTAGGGCTTTGTAAGTAAGTAGGAAATAAAGATGTATTACCGCACAAATAATCTATTAAACGCTTCTTATAGAATTGTGCTTTGTTATCCCATCTATCCATTAAATAGCGCATATCTGTATAAGATACACTAGAACTATTTTCGCTAGATTTCTTCATTACCCCCTTGTCTCTATATTTATAAAGTAGGTCGGTGCTAAGTTCCATTTGTACGAACTTAACTAACATAGGTGCTATGTAATCACTAATTAAAGTGTCCTCGTCTGCGTTGGTAGTTGCTGCTTCTATCTTTGTTTTCAAGTCCTCGTATAAAGCAGAACCTAAACACGGTAAAAGGTGCATCTCTTGCGCATCTGCAATAGATGGAAGTATCTCTTTTACATCTACGTTCTCGTCAATGCTAGTATTCTCTTTTAAATACTCCTCACTTATAAATAATACGTTCGCCATTACATTAAATCATTTTCTAATTTGTAGTTAAGTCTAAAACCTTTTGCTTCGCTGCTATGTGGTCTTTCTATCATTGCTTCAACTCCATTAGAATAGTATTCTAACTTGCGCTTTAACTTTTGATAAGAACTTATTTTTTCTTTTTTCTTACTAATCTGCTTTCCCATGTGTGTCTGCAATACGGTATTCTTATATTTGTCCCCTTTCTTGTGTACCATCCTCCACGTGATACAAAGACATCCAATCCTTGCCCATTACGAAGTCTGCTAATATCCTCAATAGTCCAAGACTTAACAGAAGATAAAGCCATTAACTGCTTACAAAAAGGTCTGCTACCTTTTCCATTAGGGTCTAAACTTGGTGCGCCTGCTCTCTCTACATATTTATAAACTATAAATACTTCATCCTCATTAGCATTATCTACACCCTCTTTAGTTACCTCTACTTCTCCCTCATTAATAGTTACTAAACCCTCTTTAGACATTCTATCTAATTCTGACATAATAGTTTCGGGCTTCTCTTTTAAAACCTTTGCTACTTCCTCTATTGGTGTATTAGGGTTATCTTTTAAGATACCTAGTATAGCACCTTGCAACTCTGTAACCTCTGCAAATTTAAACTTTTCCGCTTCCTCAATACTTCCAAACATTACCTCCTTACTATCTAGTAACTCGTAGTCCTCGTCATTAACTCCACACTCTCCAAAGTGTTGTAGTATTAAACTATCTGTATCTTCACTAGAAAATGAAGTAGTATTAGTAGTTATTACTTCCTGCTTTATCTCTGCACCTTGCAAACCTATTAACGCTCTTATCTCGCTATTAGTCATATTGTCTAATATCTTAGTAGCAACTAATGGAGACAACTGCCCTAACGCTAAAGCCACTTCATTAACTTGCTCTGTCTCTCCGTACGGTGTAGCCTCTATAATATTTATCTTTGCATCTGCACCTTTAAAATATAGTAAGTCATTCCAAAACTTTTCTAAGATTCTTTGACGGTTTGCTGTGTAGGTGTTTTGCATTAACTCAAACGCTTCTACCATTTCAGTACGTCCGCCTAATTGCCCTGCTTCTTTAACTCCAAATAACATTGGAGAAGTAATATTGTGAGAAGTAAACAAGTTATCTCTAACCGCTTCTTTTAAAGTGTTAAACCTATCATCGTGTCCGTTAGTAGGAATTGGAATTATCTCTGCGTTCTTACTGTCTGGATCATTAAAGTTAAGTACAAAAGAACCCCCTGCTCCATCTCCTCCAAACTTCTTTTTAATCTGTCTTTCTATTTCTTGCTTTTGCTCTGGCTCTGGATGACCGTTATAAAAGTTAATTAAAAAACCTGCACTAAATCCATTCTTTACATTTTGAAGTAAGTAGTTCCCTATTCTCCAATCTAACTCAATGTAACCATTAGCAGCCAAATAGTCGGGCAATGCGTAAGGCTCGTTCCCTGCTCTGTAAATAGAATAATCTACCAAGTAATTAACTCCGCTTTTAAACTCTCCCTCGAACGTTCTAAACTCTTTAAAATCTTCGTTTTGTTGTGGCTTTCTACATTCCCAATCACTAGTATAATACCATCTGTCTGCATCCTCTTTATCTCTTCTAATATTGCTAAAAGATAAATGACAAGCGTTAACTCCTTTACCGTCTTTAGTTTGAATTAACTCTACATAAAAACCGCCAAATATAACTAAGTCAGTACTTAACTTTCTGTTTAAATCGTCTGCATCTTCGTACTCGTTTACACTTCTAATAGTTGCCTTTGCTAGTGCTAGACTTGCTACATCTGTATAATGCTTAACCTCTAAACCATTACCCACAATATAGTTAATCTTACCGTTACATATTGCTGCGTGTGTTGGGGACTTATCGTAGTTGTCTTGTAAGTATCTAGGGTAGTTATTTACATAACCCTCTCCATCTCCAAATATGATCCAGTCAACATTTTTCTTTTCAAAAATTACAGGCGGTTTATGTGCATCAAAAGAGATGAAACTAAAACTATATTTTTCTTTATTATCCATTGTAAACTACGTATGTTTTGCCATTTAAGGCGGTTGGTGTTGTCGGTGCGGTTCTAGTATCAAAGACTTTCATAAAGCCATCACAAAGTAGATTCTCATTTAAGGTAATATCTTCAACCTCGTATAACTCCCATTCGTATTGACCTTTATTAGTAAAAGTAATATCCGTACCCTCTGTTATTTCAAAGGTGTATCTATTACCTGCAATAGTAGGAACGAGTGTAAGCGTTTGAGTTACCTTAGTACTACCACCTATAAAACTAAATTTGTAAGTCCTAGCGGTGTAAATAGATTTATCCAAGATATTAGATAAAGCAAATTCATTTAATATACCTTTATGAATTGCTATTGTCATCTTCTTTATCTTCTTTAATTCCTTTAAATTTCTTTGCTTTCTTTTCTTTCTTGAAAACGTCTGCTCCTAACTTAATTAGTAAGTCTTTATTCTCTTCGCAAATAAGAATACCTCTGTACCCTTTGCCGTTGAAATTATGCCCTAGTAAATTATCTTTAAACTCCATACTAGTAAAGTATAAAAAATAATTAAAAATGATTTTTATTAGGAATTGTAAAATATTATTTAATATATTTGTGTTCGATAACACCAAAGTAGGGAGCGTTTTAATGCTATCTACTGACTGTTATGCACCGTTTTAATGGTGCAAGTATTAAACATAAAAGCCTTACCCAAATTAATGAGTAAGGCTTTTTAGATTTACACCCTCCTTTATTGTTTATGCAATAGTTAACCCTGCAACTACTCCCGAATCAACGAAGTAAGGGTAGTGAGATTCTTTAGCAGTTAAACCGATAGTATAACCTTGCTTGTCTCCGTATGCTTTACCTGTTGCCGCTTGGTTAGTTCCTCCCTGCTTCATCGCTCCTCTATCAAAACCTAAAGCAACAAACTGTCCATCTGACAACTTAGCAATAGCAACTAACTTTCTAGCCGTTGCCATAAGTTTTAACTCTTCGCTTTTTGCTGCGCTTAGTTTGTCAATAGTGAAGTTTAGAACATTCTCAACAAAGAAAGTACCGTTTTCTGCGCTTCTGTTTTCAGTTGCAGTTAAATCAGCATCTTCTTGCTCTAATTCATATTTGTAAAAAGAAGTTACTCCCTCTTGTGCAATTGCAGATATAGTACCTGCTGCCTCTGTGAATGAAGTAATCTCCGAAAAGTTACCTAAAAGGATATACTCAATACCTCCTACATTGTCGGCACAGTCTAAAGTAAATCCGCTTGTTAATAAACACGCCATATTATTTTATATTTTTTATAAAAAAAGGGTAGTAGTACATTACCACCACCCTCTTCTATTAGTTATTATTTAGTTATTAAGGTACTAAAGTAAATTCTACAACCTCTTCTGTAAAGAATACTTGTGTTCCTCTTTTGAAGTTACAGTCAAAGAAAATGTTCTTTTCAGTAACAGGATCCAATCTTACTTCTAAGTTATCTTGCTCTTCGTCTCCATCCATTCCGATAACTAAGTTACCATTCCAAGTAAGAAACATTCTATCCAATCCTACTAAACCATCTGTTGGTCTAATTGCTACGTTGGTTCCGTGTAGTTTTGTTACACCGTCCTCTCCTACATAGTGGTAAAGGTTAGCGTTAATCAAAGCAATTACGTAATAATCGTACCACTCTCTAGGTAAGAACAAAGACAAATCTTCTCTACCTCTAATGTTTTGAGGAATAGATAAAAACATTCCTTGCAATAAAGAAATGATGTTAGTAGTAGAAACTCCTGTTGCAACTGTTACCGCTCCTGTGTTTCCGTCTACTGGAGAACCTGCATCTATCTGCTTAACCCAACCATCATAGTAAGATAAATTGTTCGTTCCGCTTCCAGTATCGCCAGCCCAATCGCTAACTTCTAATTGCTTTTTGATACCTTCCATTTTTTGCTGCATAAATGCTGCATCAACTTCCGCAGGCAATACTTTGTCTCCTGCTGCACCTTGTGCCATATAAATTTGAGCATATTTACCTACTAGGTCTTTAGCACAAAGGTTTTCATAAATAGCAACATCACCTACTGTGATAGTTCTATCTGTTAAAGTTGTAGTTCCACTTGCTGAACGTGTACAGTTAGCACCGTCTTGGAATACTACATCAGAAGTAAGATAGTGCATTTTAGAACTACCCTTGATTCCTAATTGTTTAGTCGCTAGGGCTGCCGTATCAGAAGATACTTGAACCGCTGCTATTAATGGAAAGTCTGCGTTTTCGATATACGCGCTTAATCCTGCTACATTAAAACTCATAATTGTTTTTTTTATTTAATGAATAAATTTGTTTTTTTCTTAATTGCCTTAGGCTTTTCTGTTGCTTCCTTTTTTGGTGTTTCTCCAAACTCTACAAAAGAATTAAAAACGATGTCTTTAATCTCATTCTTTGCTTTGCTTAGTTCCTCACTAAAAAGGTTTTTAAGTTCTTCTACTGCTTTGTTAACCATCTCTTCACTTGCGAAGTGTGATTCTTTAACAATAGATTCAACTACTTTCTTAACCTTTTGCTCTTGTGTTTCCGTTGGCTCTTCTGCCATTGGTACCTCTTCCTCTACTTCCGCTTCTTCTTCCATTGGTATAATTTCAGTTATAACCCCTTCAACTGTTACGATCTTATCGCCACCTGCTAAAATATGTTCTGCATCTGGTGCAGCCATTGGGTTACCTTCTGCATCAATTACCACTACTGCTGCTCCTATTTCTAGTGCAGGCTCAATGTTAACCAATGTACCATCTTCGAGTGAAGCCTCCATAAATTCAGACTTGATTACAGGTACTACCGTTTCTGGTGTTTCTTCTCCGTAAATCATTTTTTTGATTTTGTCTATTAATGTTGGTTCGTTCATATTAGTAAAATATAAATTATTAATTATTGTGTAATATTTTTTAAAAGTTTTTTTATACTCTCCTCTTTTGTAAAGTCATCTAGGTTAGAATTTAAAACCTCTTTAATGCTTCTTAGTGTTTGCTCTTCATTATCTTGAACGTAAGAAAAGAACCCCTCTACACTAAAGCCTTTAAACTTTCCCTCTTTAATTAAACTCCAAACCTTATCATTTTCTACTCTCATAGAACCCCACCAACTTCCATCGGGTGCATCTTCAAATCCGTTAGGCGGTGTTACTCCCCTTTCTCTGTCAATTAGTAAAGATTCAAAAATGAACACGTCAGATAGTTTTAAATTCTCATCATGCATAAGGTTTGTATTTGCATTAAACCCATTAGCCATAAATTTAAAAACTATGTCCTTAATTACTTCTGCTCTGAATATTACGTTATGCTCTCCTAGTTGGTCGTTATTTCTGTAAATAGGTTTATCCGCTATCATAAAGTAGCCACTTACTATTCTCTTGTCCTCGTCTTGAACTTTAAAAGATTGCTTAATCTCTTTGAATGCTTGCCAATCGCTTTCTATTGCTGGTCTATCTACTAAGGCTACATAGTCAACTCCTCCCTTTGCATCCTCTTTGTTAATTACTAAATCGTATGTTTTCATTATTTTATTATATTATTTTATTTTGTATATTAAAAAAGTTTTCTATATTTGTAAAGAATTGCTATCCATTCTAAGCGATTTAAGGTTAATAATTTAAAGCCGTGTATTGGTAGTACACGGCTTTTTTTATTAAATTGTGGCTTGCGCTTCGTTAACGCTTACCTTGTTTTGTGTGTTGCTTATATCTTGCTCTGTTACATAAACCCTCGTAGGCTCTCCAATAGTTGTAGTAGTATTTGTTACTTGTCCTACGTTAGCACCTCCAGAACCCCTTGAAGTATTCCCCAAAGAACTTGGTACGCTACCACCGCCACCACTACCCTCGAATTGGGTACGTGCTATTTTGGTTATATTTGCTAATGCGGTTGCTCCGTTAATTGCTGCTAGTGCAATATTAAAAGGGAAAGGAGATGCTAAAGCAGACTGTACGGCTTGAATACCTGTTATAGTTGCTTCTGCTATCTTCAACGCTTTATCTCTTGCAAATGCTTTCTTTCTTATCTCTTGTTTCTTTTGCTCGTTATCTCCTGCACCTGCCAACTCTGCTTCAAGTGCGGTATTGTTTAACGTGGTTAATGATCCGATTAAGTTAGCAGCGTTATCTAAATCTTCTCTAAGTTTCTCTTGTCTCTCTAACCTTGCTTGCTCCCTTGCATCATCTATCTTTTTTTGATTCTCTAAATATATTGCCAGTAACTCTTCATTGGTTTTTTTGGTAGTTAGTATTTCTTGCTTACCTAGTGCAATGTTTTCTAACTTCTTTTTTTCAAACCTTTCCTCTATTACTTTATCGTTTATCTTTTCTATATCCTTTGCGGCATCTCTTGCTAATCTTCTTTGCTCAATATGGAATACTTCCAAATCTTGCAACATTGCGTTAATGTTTTCTTTCTGTGCTTCCTGTTGTGCTTTGTACGCTTCAATATTTGCAGCAACTAAACCAGCCATTGCACCCTTTGAAAATTCTAACTCTTTAGCCTTTGCTGCTATCTTTTGGTTTATTAATTCTATTTCTTTTCTAGCAGATTCTATTAGTATTTTAATTTTTTGCTCTTCTAGTTCTGCGGTGTCCTCTCCTGCGGCTTGTCTTTTTCTAAGTTCAAAATCTAGTGCAGCCGTTACTTCATCTGTCAGTTTCTTATTTGCTTCAATCTCCTTATTAATTAAGTCCATCTTAGCCTTTGCTTCCTGCTCTCTTTGTTTAATCTCTCTAGCGTGTAGGGCTTTCCTTTTCTTTGCTTCCTCTGTTTCTTTTAATCCTAGAAATTCAAGTGCAGAAATAACTAAGTCTATTTGTGGCTTAAATGATTTATAAATAAAGTCAACTACTTTACCCATTGCTTCCTTAACCTTGTCAAAGTTGGCAATTAATAAACCTAACGCTACAATTATAGCCCCTATACCTGTAGCTATTAACGCTAATCTAAATAGTTTAGTTGCTGCGGTTGCTGCGGTTGTCGCTACTGTTGCTCCTGCGGTTGCTGCTCCTCTAGCGGTTTCACTTGCTGCTAGTTGTGCGTTGGTTGCAAATGCTCCAACCTTTACAAAGTTGCTTAACTTCTCTACTCCTATGGCTGCGGTTGTAACTATTATACCCTCTTTGCTTACTAAGTTCCTAGCCTTTTCCGCTAATGTTTGAATTTTAGTAGAGTTAGTTAATAGTTTACGTGCAGAACTTACGCCCTCTATTGCACCTTTTAACCCCATAGAAAGACCCATAGCAAGTTCTATATTCTTTGCTACTTCTTGTAATGTTTCGCTATCATCTCCTAATAGAATAAAAGCTGCGCTTACATCTCCGACTGCACCTGCCACGCTGCCCAATTCGCTGGCAACTTGCTCGTTGTCTAGTGCTTCAAAAGATAACTCTAAGTTTTTAACTTTCCTTTCTGCTTGTGCTATTTCTGTTGCTAGGTCGTTAAATTCTTTACTACCTACTTTTAAGTCAGTAAGTCTGCCTTTCATTAACTCTAGTTCGTGGTTCATACCCCCTAAAGTTCCAGACCTTTTTTCTATAACCTTTCCTAGTGCTTCTGAATTTTTCTCTAACTGTTGGAATAGTTTACTACCCTCTCTCCCTTTTAGTCGTAACTCCTCTAAAGATTCATTTAACTTATTAAAATCTTTTTCTAATTCCCCTAGAGACTTTTCAGCTGCTCCAGATTCTACTTGTATTTTTAACTTAACGTCTGTACTACTTGCCATGCTCCTCTTGTTTAACTGCGTTTAGTGTGTGTTCCTTTTCAATGGTATCTAAAAACCATCTCCAAAACTTACCGAAAGTAGTAAGTGAATTGTCTAAATAGTTTCTACCAATTACATAACTAATAGTTTGATCCTCATTTCCAAACTTGTAACCCCACTTTTTAATTAGTGTTAAATTCATAAATACCGACATTATTACATTAGCGGTTTGGTCTTTACTAATTGCTACTGTAACTAGATAGTCCTTTTTCCAAAAGCCAAACAATAACCCCAACGGCTCTAATAATAAAACCGATACTGTGCTAATTAAATATAATATTATTCCTCTTATCATTATCTTAGTGCCGTTATTTTGTTAAATAAATCTACATTGTCAGTAGGTGCTATTCCGTCTATTGTGTCAACGATAAAAGCACCAGTAGTAGTAGTGTAACTCAAAGACCAATCTCTAACAGTTATAGCATCCTCCATTTTTACGTGAACAATAGAGTCGTCTTTTTCAATCCATACTATTGAAATATGCTCTACTTTATACGATGCTTTTCTACCGTCTACATTGTCGGAAACTACATAGTCCCCGAAGTCAACTATCACACTATTACCGCTTTTTGATATTGTTATATTAGCCATATTTTTATATTAATTCTCTCCAAGTTATACTACCATAAATATCTAGGTTACTACTCAAAGGATTAGCAGTTAATACTATTGTGTCTAGTGTGCCGTCTAAATCCATTCCAAGTCTTATAGCGTTCTCAATGCTTAGTCTTACTGAATTTTGAGCAACCATATAACCACTATCTAATAAAGTTCCACCAGTTACTGTGTTAGTTCCTCCTGTTGATCCTTTTGCTACTTGAACTCCGCTATTAGTTACACTATTATAAGTAAACGTACCTGCTACCGTTGGATTAAGCCAAACCTCCCAAAGTACATTATCATTAGTAGCGCTTAATAAAGACAATGTTAAAAGGTCTACCATAGTGCCAACATTAGCACTGTTTAACCTTATACCTAGAACAGCATATTTATTAGATGTGTTATTTGCGTTAATAAAAGAAGTGCCTACGTTACTACTAAATAATTTACCTATTTGATTCAAACTACCTTCACTATTTACACTAGCGCAAATTAAATTCAAACTCCCTGCTGTTACAGCGTTCTGTCTTAATTCCCATCTTAGGGGCTTGTTAGGACTTGACATATAAACGTTGGTAGTATTTGTGAAACCTACACTGTGAAAAGGAATAAAAGCACCGTCTTTAACCACGTAAAATCTAACTCTACCAACTCCCAACCATTCAAAATCAACAGCCATAATAGTATTGTCGTCAAAGTCGTGAGTAACTCCACTATCCCCTGTACCATCTAAAGGGTCATTCCAAGAACTTCTATTCACGCTTGACACTGCCGTTCCCGTTCTATAAATGTTTACACTTAAATTTGTACCGTCTGACTGTAAAAATATACCGTCTAAATTTGCGGTATAAGGTGCAGAAGTTGAACTACTAAAATAACCTACTTTTTTATTAACCCCTGCTTGGTTATCCATATTGTTAAAAGTCCAAAACAACAACTGACTTTTACCGCTTTGATAATTAAACCTTTGTTTAGTTTGCATTATAGCGTAGTCTCCACTTGATGTAGTTGCTAAAGCAGTTTGTGCTAAAGTAGTGCTATGTGTAGCAGTTGCAGAACCGTTTAAAACCTCGTCAACAAATAGCGGTAACTTGTCGTAAACTTGTTTACTATCGTACTGGGTTGTGACCTGTGAAACTCTAGCACGTCCAAAAGCATCTACATTACCTGTGTCCTGCCACTTTATATTTACATCTTCGAAATAACTCATTATAATATTATAAAATTAGTACCGTCAAACTGTACGGCTGCATTAGTGTTTAAAGCGGTAATAACTGCGCTAGTAGTTCCGTCTATTGTTGCTCCTCCGCTTGGTGTTAATTCCATATTATTACTACTACTCATTTTCTTAAAGTTCCAAACTTTACCTGTGTTACTTGTTGTAGGGTCTAAACTTACTATAACACTTCCTCCGCTTGTGTCTACCTCATAAGTTAATATATCATTCGCTGCCTTGAAGTTTGCGCTTTGCTCTTCTACTGTTCCGCCTCCTCCGCTTACTGTCTTTACTCCGTCAATATAAACTACGTTATCTTCATCTATTGTTAACCCATCACTATTAATTAAAGTAACATTATTTGATAAAATTGTATTATTATTAGAGTTGATTAAAGTAACGTCTGTTAGATAACCACCTACTCTATTATTATCTCCTGTGATATTAACATTCTTTGCCGAATAGTCAACATAGTTATTACTCCCTGCTATCATTCCGCTTTTAGCATTTGATATATTACCGTTCTTAGGTTGTATAAATTCAGTTAACGGCAAAGGCTCGGTAGTTTCTACCCCTCCATCAAAACCACTAGCGATAGTATCAAAGCCACCGTTAACCCATTCAGTAATAGCAGTAAAAGGATTAACATTAATAACCTTTAGAAAATAACATTTAGTTAGTCTTTTGTTAGGATCGTAGTTCTCAATCTTGTATAATCTGAAATAACTGTTTTTAAAGAAATACAACTTTCTAAAACTCAACTGTGCAATGTCAGACGGCTTTAAATAAAACATACCGCTTACTAGTTTACTATCTCTATTTGCTATCTGTTGAAGTCTAGGTAAATGATAAGTGTTAAATAGGTTAGCGTTAGTTATATTAATATCATTAAAAGTATTATCGTAATACAACTTTTTAGGTAGTCCAAAATTAATATCTAAAGTAGGGTTAAAAGGGTCGTCGAAATGCCCAGCGTAAGGGTAACTAGTGTAATCCGTAGAAGTTCCAAAGTTACTACTCAAACTCCACACCGTAGAAGTGCTTTTTAAACCACCATAATAAAGTATTCTAATATTGTGGGCTGTTGTATTATATCCATTACTATCATTCTTTATAATCGTAGGAACTATTAAATCTAAATCACTTTGACCAACTATTGGAGTAGGGCTAAATATAACCTCTGTTGTAGTTAGTTTCTTTACAAAATCGTTATCAATTAAACCGCTTCTTTGTCCGTAGGTCTCGTTAAATTCTCCCTCGTAGCTTGCGTTATAATAGTCTTTGTCGTTTTTAAATTTATACAAGTATTCAGACGCTTCTAACAAGCCCATAGGTTCGTAAATCAACTCACTATTATTATCTATCTTGTGTTGCCAATCTCTCGCTCCACTTTGGTAGAAGGGTGTATAAGGTTCTATAATATAATTATTCGGGTCGTCCTTATCTGTCTCAATCTCTAAACCAAACATATTAAATATACTTGTTAAGAAGTCTTTTTGCTTTATGTTTTGAGGGATGACTTGATACATATCGATAGTACCTGTTTCCTGTACTGCACTATTAGAACTGTTGTTTAAAAACTTACCGCTATTAATAGTCACATCAACCGTACCGCTAAAGAAGTTACCTGCATTATCTGTGAAGTAATCAGAACTGCTATACCTTTGTTGCGGTGCGTTGTAATATCTTACTTTTACCTCTACTGTCTCGCCTGCAATTAATGGACGGTTTAAAACTGTTGTAGGTAAATTACTAGCAGGGTTGGTTTTCTTAATATCTTCATAAGTCATTACGCCACCTGTAACAGATGCTATTCCCGTTCCGTGTGCATCACTTGGATAGGCTACATCCGTTCCTGTGTCATAGGTTGCAGCTGGTGCTATTGCTACTGTTGTATCTCCTAATACAATCTTACTAGAACTCTCCGCTACACCGTTTACAAATATCGAAACTTGTGCAAATACAGGTCTATTAATATAAACGTCTACTGCGTTCCCACTTGGTGTATATTCTGCTTTTATATCTAGTATGCTTGTGAAGTCGTAATAACCCGCCTCCTGTACTGTGTAAATACCTGTTGTATGGTCGTAACTACCTCCAGCATCTAGCACTTCATTAGGGAATATAATAGTCTCAAATACTGCTAAACTAGAAAGGGTTACGCTTGCACTATCTGCTCTAAATAAATCTAAGTCTAATTGCGCTTGTGTCTTATGTATTTCAGTTCCGTTAAAAGGTATTATTAAATGCTTGAATAAACTACTATTAAAAAATGCGCTTGTATAAGTCTTACCTGCATCTGTAAATATTCCGTCTATGTATTCTTTTGCATAGATAGCAGGCATTAAATGGCTTACGTTATACTCTTGCAAATCTGAATTAAAACCATAGTCTAAAAGTGGATAAACATAACCTTTACCATAAGCAAATGCTACGGGGCTACCATTCTCTTCTACTGACGTATCCCAACTATTAACTTGGTTTTGTGTAACTCTACCGTGATTATATTTGTCTAACCCTGTAATATCTGTTAACTCATTCTCTCCAATATTATTAAATAAGTCGCCTACCTTACCAAATATAGAGACTTTGTATTCTATTTTATTACGATCATTTATAACAACCTCATCTAACTTTAAATAACCCTCTAACTGTACTTGCTCATCTGCTAAGTAAGTTATCTCTGTTTTCTTATTTGGGTTGAAGTCTAAAGTTTCTACGTTTATTTCGAAGATGTCATTAAACAACTTATCTAACTCTTTAGAACTTGGCAGAGTTATAGTTTTACTATAATCACTTTTACGCTTACTAGGGTCTTTTAAATCATTAACCGCATAAGTTATAGCAGGGCGTAAACTTTCTTTTAAAGTTATTTGATAGTTACCACTTGTTACTTTAAATATTAATTTCTCTGTTATCATTCTAGTATCTTTGTCTGTAACTATCTACTGAATATTCTATCTCTACTTCTATATTAAATATCTCGTCAAACTCCTCGTATTTTTGTTGATAGTCAGTAACCTTTAAAACTACTGCGTAAAACTCTCCATCCTTTTGTAAATAGATTTCTGGACTAGAAAATAACTCTCTTAACCATTCGCTCTCCTCTGAACTAATCCAGTTACTTATTAATCTAGTCTTTTGCTTTTGGTTAGTGTAGTTTTGTACTACCTCTCTATCCATATTAGAAAACACGTAAGTGCCATCGCTTTGGATTCTTAAAGGATCTTGTTTATAATATTCCTTTTCAAACGTATAACTATCTTTAGCCACTTGGAAAGGAAAACTATCAAACCCTCCTAAGTCATTTAAAAAGTGAAGTGTTGCAGGTGTGCAATAGTCAACTACATTAAAAGTATAGTTTTGAGATACTACCGCTCCATCCTCTGCAAATATTACATAACTAAAAATATCCGTATCTATTAAAGGTTGTACTCCTGTTGCTAAAGTTGCAGCGTTAAGGCTTGCAGGGTTACAAGGGAACATAGCAATATAAGACGTAGCAGCGTTTGTAATAGTTGCTGTTTGGTCTATACTTCCATCGCTAAAGTATGTTTGTATTTTAATGTTAGCAGGCGGTGTATAGTTTGCAAAAGTCATATACCCCTCATCTGTTCTATCTACTGTCCTAGTCTCTATGTTAGTCATAAAATGGCTAGAAGTTCCTGCTAACTCGTAATCATCAAAATCAAAAGTAATATAGTCTCTATAAAGTAAACTAGCATTTATACAATTTTTTGATGCAGTAGTTAAATTAAGGAATTGAGTAATAACACCTGCTACTTCATATTCCTCTCCAAATCTAATATTATAATCGTAAAAAGAATTATCACAGTCTTTAAATTCTGTACCTGCTAAGTTCTTAAAAAAGTCAGTACCTAAGTAACTCTCTAAAACTCTTCCAACATCTACCACCCCGTAAGAATAGTTAATCTCTGGCGGTATGCGCAAAGTTCTTAATAGTGTAGTGTTAGTTCCATCGTAAACCTCAAAGATAAAGTTAAATTTAGGCTGCGCTACGTTTGTACTAGATACAGTAAAAACTACTGGGTTATAAACAGGAGAACCGCTTATAGGTTGCTGCTTTTTAGTTATTGCCATTATACTCTTTTAATTTTATTATCTGTAAATCTCTCTATCATAACAAAGGCTAGTTTCTTACCTATCTCTTCCTCTAGTTCTTCAATCCTACCATCTGTTACTACATCACTAAACCAGTAACTAGGTTTAATACCAAACATCTTTATTTTACGTGCTGCCAAATAACCAAACCTTTTAACATCTTTCTCCTCTGTTATTCCTAAAGCATCTTTTAAACGTGCGTAACGCTCCATTGGTTTGATAGGTAACTTACTACTTTCTTTGTAACTGAAAGGACTGTTAAACTTTCTTTTAGTACCGCTTACCCCTTGATCTAAATAAGTACCGTATTGCTCTAACTCTAAAGCGTAAATAATAGCGTTGTCTGTTTCTACTATCTTAGGTGCTATACTTAAATCTTTCATTAAAGTACCTGCTGCGGTGTAGTGTCCTTTATTCTTAGCTGACTGTGTTAAATCACTTTGTAACTTATTAGCGAAGTCTAATAGCAAGCCTTGAATAGAACCGTCTAAAAAGTCGCTCGTCAAATCTAAGTCATCAAAACCGCCCTCTATATTAATACCGTCTGCCATTACCTATAAAGTATAAAAATTAATTAAAGTTGTAGAAACAAAAAAGCCCTATCAAATTAATGATAAGGCTAAGTCTAACTAATCCGCATTTCGTTAGGCTAACATTTCTGCGTGCATAGCAGCCTCTTCTAAAGTTTCATACTCATATAAATCTATTCTCATACCCTCCTTAAAATTTAAGTCTGCATTGAGTAACTCAAAATTCTCTACCTCTCCTATTAAGTCAGCAGCATTAGAAGTGATTAAAATTCTATCCACTAAATTACTACTCATATAATAATAACCTTTATCTACGCTGTGTTTTACTATGTGGTAAACATCTTTTTTAACATCTTCAAAATTGTCAAATTCAGCAATACTAAACTGTGTATCTGCAATTTTACTTACAATCATTTCTATCTTCATATTTATTTATTTTACTAAGTGTTTAAACATTCCGCAGTCATCACTATAAAACATATTGTAATTACCTGCCGTCTTATTAACTGTTAACTCTCCATTCTCATAAGTTACAACCGCTTCAAAGTCTAAGACCGTTGGATAACCTTGTACATCATTACTGTAAAACTGTACTCTATACTCGTCTCCATCATTAAATGTTGCGTCCATATCTGAACAACTATAAAGTTGCCACATTAAAGGAGGCATAGGCTCGCTCGCTAATCCTATCTTACCTTTAATACTCCATTTATAATCTTGACTAAAGTAAAAGGTTTTAGGCTCGTAACTTGTTGCCGTTGTAGTTGTAGTTTCCTTTGCTACTACTGGCTCTTCTTTCTTGCAACTTAATAAACTAAGTAGTGCAAATACTGTCATAATCTTTTTCATATTGTTTAATTTTAGGCTAAGATACTATTTATTTTTTAATTCTGCTAATCTTCTTTGTCTTTCTTGCTCTTTTTGTTTGTCCTTATGATAAGCACACACGTTTAAAAACTCTATAACATTTAACTCTGTGAAGTAATGCCACTTGTCAGAATTACCGTTACTAAGGTTATCTAACGTTATTATCCAGCCCCATTGTTCAAATCCTTTTGCACCTCCGTAAGTTCTTCCTGTATCTTGCTTAGTGTCCTTGTCGAATAGTCGTCTATAATTGGTGTTAAGTGTTTCGAGAGATTGCAAAAAAAAACACAGATAGGGTATGCAACTTCCATCGATAACCCGTTATAAAAGTCCTCCGCTATCTGCATCCTGTCAATATCATAGTTAACCCATTTAAACCATTTACGCTTTATAGGTTGAACTACCTGCGCTAAGATAATATGTAAATTCTTTTCTATCTTCTCGGGATCATTAGCAAGGTCTTGGAATAAATGCATAGTAGTAATGTAACTACCTGCGCTCATCTTGTTAGCGTTTGGCTCTACTCTATACCTTACACCGTTTAGTTTAAACGTGGCTTTATAATGCTCCTTTGGTAGTTCATTTAAAAAGTCTAGTTTGCTATTTAGTTCTTTTGCTTGGTCGATAGATAACTTTCTTATCTCGTCTTTGCTTTGCTCTGTCAAAATAGATAAGGAGTGTATTACCTTTTCTACTTCATTCATTCCTTTGTACGATGACGGTAAAAGGTTAATGTATTGTCCTATGGTTATATCTTTCCAGTTTCTTGGTAAATTCATATTATACTGTATATTCCTGTGTTTCTATGTGCTAAATGAATTATAGCAGCATATCTTACCGCATCCATTCCGTGATTAAATTTGTCTATTGGTTTACCTACGCTATTACCTGTCTTATCTGTTGCCCATTTATAACTCCTAAACTCTTTACGCAAGTTAGATGAGGTATTAAGTACATTGATATTAAAACGCTTTAAAACGTCTATACCGTTGTTTATACTATCCTTTCCTTTCTTAGTTGGTTTGGCGTTTATTCTTTGCCTGTAAAGTTCCTCTATACTTTTAGGTTCTGCACTATCGCAAATAATCTCATCTTGCATAGTATAACCTAAAGACTTTAAACGGTTTGCTATATCTTCATTAGTTAACCCTGTCTCGTATATTATTTCTTTTAAGTATAAATCTTTGTCGTGTTTATAAACTTCAATACAAGCGGTAGGATCATTAGTAAAACCAAAGTCTAAACCTGTACAAACCTTTTTAGCGTTGTCTGGTATTGAGTTAACTATGTTTACATTTTCATAAATCAACCCTGTTATATTACCGTATTCTCCTAAACCGTATATCTTCCAAAACTCGGGGTCTGTCTTTTGTAGGTATTCAATCTCTTCTACTAAAGCAATAGGTAAAAAAGTATTGTCTTTGTATGTGCTTACTATTGTCTCAACATCTCCCTTGTCTAGTGTTCTTCTCTTCTCTAGTTCTGTGTTAATCCAAATATCTTCATCGTCTGGGTTAAAGTCTATAAATATCTTATCTGTGGTTCTCATTAACAACTGAAAGAACTCGCTACGATATTCTAACTCATTCGCTTCATTACAGTATAGTATATTCCTTTTTGCTCCTCTTAACTTCTGTTGGTCATCTGCTCCAAAGAACTCAACCATCCGTCCGCTAAATTGATAAGTCTTTTTAGTTTTGTTGTGGTCTATTTGATTATAAAAGCCGTTATCTTGTAGTATCTCCTCAAAGTCTCTTACTACTGTTTTCTCTAAAGTTGTTTGATGCTTTCTAACTGTTGACCATACCCCTTTCATAATGTAGTTACCTTTACCGCATTCTCCTGTCATTAACCACAAAGCACAAAGTTGCGCAATAGAATAGGTTTTACTACTTCTAGTTCCTCCTCTATTAACAACTATCTTTTTATCTGTTAGTCTATTCTTTGTGAATACTGGCGTTACTTCCATTAGTCTCTTGACTTCTCTACTATTTCTATTGTCTGCTTAACATTGCTTTCCTCTGGTGCATTCAACCCTAGCATCTTAGCCAACTGCTCTAACGCTCTTAACTTATCCGTGTTCTTAGTTTGTTGCATTATTCTATAAAAGGCTTTACCATCCTCCTTAGATAGTTTATTATCCTTACCTAGATTGAAAGTATAGTCAGCATCTGAAATGATTTCTAATAGACCTTTAACTATAAAATCTCTAGTTATACAATGCTCTTCTTTAACCTCGTTTCTAAGTTCCTCTACCCTCGTTATAATCTCGTTATCTTGTAATAACTTGTAAGCGTTGTTTTGGCAAGTCTCTGCCTTTGTATTTGCTTTGACGTTATACGCTTGTCTGTATGCTTCTGCACCGTTTCCAAGTTCAATATAAAGATGACAAAATTTAGTCTGCTTGTCTGTTAGTCCTGCCATATCTCTACTATGTGATTAATGTTAAAATATCTCTTTTCACTACTCCACTCTGTTAACTTAACTACATTAACATCTAATAGCACAAAGTTAATTCCTAAACTATCGTGCTTACCTATTACCTGAATTAGTTCCTTTACTGTGCAGTTGTTAACTCTATACTTGTCTCCTGTGGTTAGTTTTATATTCATAACTTACGTAAATACTTTTTAATGTTCTTATAGGTAACGTCCTGCACTTTGGTAACTTCCCCTTGCTCATTAGTTACATTAACTTTCATTACTATATCGGTATCTTTAACCTTATAACCTACTCTTTTAAGTTTGTTAATGGTCTGCCATACCTTAGCAATAGTTCTCTTGTCTAAATTCATTCCTCTTCTTCTTCGTTAATCTCATAAATAAATAACATATCTAAAGTGCTATCAGTTCTTAAAAATTGTACCTCTACTTCTGCTATGCCGTCAGCATACAAAAAAGCATCATCCCCTATATTTAGGATTAACTGCCCATCCTCTCTTACTTCTAGTCTTTCAGTACTGGTTAACATATTATTTTTTCTTACGTGGTCTACCTCGTTTCTTCTTTGGTTGTGTAGTTCTACTTTCCGCTTTAGGCTTTCTATCTTCAACATACGATACGAGGGTATCAATATGCACAACAAACCTTGCCATAGCCTTACGGATGCACGCATCACAACCCCCAGAGTTTGCTTTATAAAGAGGTATATCCATAGGAATAAGTTGATCGTGTAACTTAATAATAAACTCCCTGTCGTTTTTATCAATCGAGTGATAACTTTTATTCTTTGCATAGTGTTGTACTACCTCTATTACTTTCTCTAATTCCATTATAATTTTATTCTATTGTAAATACTATTCACTAAGTAAAGTATAATAAATATTGGATTTTGTGTAACCAATACTAAAAGCACTCCTAACCACCAACTTAAACACGTTTCACAGTTAAAAGGTTTATAGGGTATTAACTCCCTACCTACCATATTGGGTAATTCATTACACCATACTTGTATTAATGTTAAAGCAATAAGCAGTAAACCTATTTGCTCAACTCCTAATTTTATCAAAAATTGCATCTAATCTTATTTTTAAATTACTTCTACTTATTCCTGTGTTATTTGCTAGGTTAGACATAGTTAAATTCAAAGCCATATACTCTTGTAAGGTTCTACGCTCTAAAGTAGATAAGGTTTTGAATATCTCATTAACTCTGTCTCTTGGCGTTTGCTCTATCTCTCTAGTAAAGTTGTGTACATCTTCTAACTCCACACTATTTATTATTTGATAGTCTCGGTAAATTGCTTTAAAGTTGGAATTGTTAACCCCTCCTACTGGTACTCCGTTATTGCTATTCCATTTAAACCACGCTATCCTAAAAGCATAGTCGAGTAACTTCCCTCTATTATGTAAATCTATAATATCTCCCTCCTCTTTCTCTAGTAGTACAAGTAGAACCTCCTGCGCTAGGTCGTCTTTTAGTTGGTTGTTATTGCTAACTACCTTGCAAATCTTATAGACCTCTTTACTAATCTCTGCTATTATTTCTTTCACGTTGTCAAATATACGTAAAAGGTTTAAATAGGTTTAGTAGTGTTTATAACTTCTCTAAACTACCTTTAAACCTTAAACATGGGTTGCTCTCTCCGTTGTAATCTAAAGGAGGTGTAACATCAAATAGTACTAAGTAAATAGTGCTTTGCCCGTCTTGACTAGTTATAACTTTCATAACCTCTCCTTTACCTAAAAAGTCATCTAGTACTAAATCTCCTTTCTTTATAAACATCTTAAAACTCTTTTAACTTCTCTATGTATGTTTTACTCTCTGCGTAACCTATCTCTTCTAAGAACTCGTAATAGTCTCCACCATCATAATAGCAGTCTTGCCATATCTTTAAATCTTTAACACAGTCTTGCCAGTTGTTATACCAAGCG